GGCGTAGCGTTTCTCGTTGATTGCGTAAAATGGATCGAGCATTCGGCGTATCCGTTTGGTCACAACGAATTTATGGCGGGGGTCTTCGGCGGTTTTCCCCCCTTCATCCTTTTTTCTTTCTCTTATTTGGCATGATAATTTCATATAAATAAATGAAAATAATTTATACTCGTTGTAGGAGGAATGCTCTATGGCAAATAAGATCACTTTAAATGAAACTTCGTACTTTGGTAAAGGCGCTATCAATGAAATCGTCACGGAAGTGAAAGCCCGTGGCTGTCAGCATGTCGTCGTCATTACCGACAAGGATTTATGGTCTAATGGTTTTAAATTTGAGGATGCAGTATCGCAAAGCGGCTCTTTTGATATCGGCGCAGCTATCGTAAATAAACTGACATTGCAGATCAACAACTTTTCTGGCAAGTACACAGATTACATCTGGGACGGAGCGAGGGTTGTTTGCCATATCGGGCTTGAATTATCCACTGGTATTGAAAAAATCCGTATCTGTACCATGACCGTAACAGATGCACCATATCAGAACACAGCTATTATTAGCCTAACTTGTGAAGATTCTATGCGATTATTTGATCGTGATTATTCTGATAGTAAACTGACATACCCGGCAACCAGATTACAGATCATACAGGATGCTTGCGAGGTCTGCGGCGTTACATTACAATCTACAAGGTTTGATAATGATGATTTCGTAATTCAGAATCGACCAGATGATAGCAGTATTACCTTCAGACAGGTAATTGCATGGATAGCACAGATGGGCTGTCAGTGGGCGAAAACAGATGCATACGGCAGATTATGCCTTGGCTGGTATAAAAATGAAGTGCCAGACGATTTTTATAATAAGGAAGAAGTTCCATGGAAAGATATTGAAGGGAAAGATATCTTAGATACAACTGGCGCACAGATTATAACTGTTATGCAAAAGGGTATTACAGCCATAGATACAAATGGATTCACACCATGGCTGTACGATGTCGAAATAACAGGTGTAAAAGTTACAGAATACGTTGAAAATTCTTCTCAAAATGAAGCGAAAACATATCAGTCGGGGGAATCTGGCTATGTTATCGAAATTAGTGATAATAAGCTAATTCAAGAAGGCTCTGGCGAGAAAATCTGTCAAATTATCGCAGACAGGTGCGTGGGGCTGAAATTCAGACCGTTTACCACAGGCGCATTGACCAATATTGCATGGGAAGCTGGTGACACCATTGAGATTTCCGACAGAAATGGGAAACAGTACAAGAGCTTCCTAACTTCTGTTGCTTTGAATCCAGGCACATTTGAGCAACTTGAATGCAGTGCTAAGAGTGTATCTAGGAATAAGCAGAAACAATACAGCCTTAATCAACAAGTACAGGCAGAAAACAAAAAGAATTTAAGAGATGAACGTACCGCAAGAGAAAAGGCAATTGAAGAATTGTCTCAAAGATTGTCTGAATCTTCCGGTACATATACTACTGTGGAAACACAGCCGGACGGAAGCAACATCTATTATCTTCATAATAAGCCGCAGTTATCCGATTCTGACATTGTATGGAAAATGACTGCAGAAGCGTGGGCTGTATCTACAGATGGTGGACAACATTGGAATGGCGGTATGACGGTTGATGGTGATGTAATTGCCAGAATCCTTACTGCTACAGGCGTTAATGCTGACTGGATTAATACAGGAACTATTAAAGCAATTGACAAAGACGGAAATACAACTTTCCTGGTTGATGTAACAACAGGAAGGGTTGTTATTAATGCAGACTCAGTACAAATCAAGGGAAAAGATGTTAATGCAATTGCAAAGGAAAAAGCAGAAAAAGAAGTAAATAATTTTATAAGCAATACATACACAACTGATATCAATAATTTACAGTCTCAAATCGACGGACAGATTGAGACTTTTTTTTATGACTATGAACCAACCTTGCAGAATATCCCGGCTTCTGGTTGGACTACCAACGAAGAACGAAAGAAACATGAGGGTGACTTATTTTACTGGAAATCCAAAGGATATGCTTACCGTTTTATGCAAGATGGGGCAACATGGAAGTGGCAACTGGTACAAGATACTGATATCACGTTAGCACTTGCCGCCGCAGAAAAAGCGCAAGATACGGCAGATCATAAGCGGCGTGCATTCGTCGTTCAGCCAAAGCCACCTTATGACATTGGAGACTTATGGACGCAAGGCTCTAATGGTGACTTGATGAGATGTAAGGTTGCCAGAGCAAGCGGCTCTTATGATTCTTCCGATTGGGAAAAAGCTTCAAAATACACAGATGATAGTTCGTTAGATTTATTTATCAATGGTGTTTTTAAAGATTCTCTTAATTCTTTAAAAACACAGATTGATGGAAAGATTGAGACTTGGTATCAGCCAAACGATCCATCTGTAAAATGGACAAAAACAGAGGAATATCCATGGTGTGATATTGACGGAAACAAGATTCTGGATGAATCCGGGAATGAAATTGTTTTGGTATGGGAATCTGAGAAGGTAGAGCATGAAGGCGATCTTTGGCATAATACCACGGATAACACCCAGTGGATATACAAATCTGGCATCTGGCAACCACAGTCCATACCAAATGAATTGTTGGACAAGATAGACGGTAAATCATCTGTTTACATGATTCAGCCAACACCACCATATTACGAAGGTGACTTGTGGGTAACGACCAATAGTGAAGGAAAGGCTTCTCTCAAAACTTCTTTTGTAAATCGTATTAATGGTGACTTTACTGCATCCGATTGGATTGACTTCAAGTACGCAGACAAAGACGATATCAAAAATGCAATTGATAATTACGATACCAGTCTTGGACAGGATGAAGTGTTCAATAAACTCACAAAAGGCGGGACAGAACAGGGAATCTACATCGAGGACGGAAAAGTATATATCAATGCAAAATATATTCTGGCTGGATTGCTTGCCGGTGAGAGAATTAATGGTCGTGGGCTAAAAGTCATTAATGATGACAAAAACGTAACCTTAGAAATCGACAGCAAAGGAAACGTCATCTTAGCTCCAAAAACTTTTTCCTTACAAGGAAAGACAGTCAATGAGATTGCTAATAGCTCAGCAAAATCAGCTGTCGATGGACAGACACAAGCCGATATTTTCAACAAACTCACCAATGGCGGCAAGGCACAGGGGATTTACTTAGATGAAAATGGAAATGTCTATGTAAACGGAGAATACGTGCAAGCCAAAGGAATTAAGGTTGTTGATAGCAATGGAAAGACCACTTTTGCTATTGACAAAACTACTGGTGCAGTAACAATAGCAGCTTCACAGTTTACATTAGGAGATAAAAGCGTTACTGATATAGCACAGGAAGAAGCTATAAAACAAGTCCAAGATATTACATCGGACAATATAATCAAAGGGTATTATCTAACAGAACAAAACGTTAAAGATTATTGGTCTACACAAAATGCATATACATATGAGTATGGAGTCCAGGATGTAGATGGCGGTAAAAATGCAATAAAAATAAACGGAACTGGAGCACAATTTGGAACGAAAAATTATAAGCCAATAAAAGTTACTGGAAATTATACTTTTTCGTTTTGGATAAAAACTAGTGTTGCAACACAAGTATATGTGTATCTTGGAAGTAAAACAATATTAAATGCTAAAACTACAACTGAATGGCAAAGACTGCAAGTAACAACAACTTTATCTAGCTTACCAAATGATAGTTTAAACAGTTTGAGAATCTTGACATCATCAGTTGGGTCTAGCGTAAAATATGATACTTATATTTATATGCCAAAACTTGAATACGCTTACACAAATGAGCAAGTGTTCAATATGCTTACAAACAATGGTGCAATAAAGGGCATGTACATGGAAAATGGAGAATTGTATTTTTCATTCACATATGCACATGGCGGCACATTGAAGCTTGGCGGTTCAAATAACGGGAACGGATTGCTTTCCATTCTGGATGCAAGTGGTGCACAGGTTGGATATATTGACAATACAGGTGTTCATTTTAACCAAGGTGAATTTTCTGGAAGTGTAAAGTCACTAACTGGGGAAATTGGAAACTGGCAGATTGATAAAACAAATGGAAAATTAACCTCTGCAAATGGAGCCATTGTACTTGATGCAAAAAACAACATGGTAACCATAAATGGCGTTGATCTAAAAGCAAATGGAAGCGGATTTGTAATTGATGGCGGCATAAAAATCAGAAATCCACTAAGCGGTTTCGGTGATGCTACGAATTTTTTCTGTCTTGAAAATATGGGAAATATTACAGACGGAACACACTTGGGTATTAATTCAGATGGAATGGTTATTAAAGTCCCATCATCTTCTTGGCGTTATAAGTCAATTCGGACAACAGTTAAAGAAGAAGAGCTGGAAGAACTCTATAGGACAAAGGTTGTTTGGGCGAAGTATAAAGAAGGATATCTTGATAAAAACGACAGCAGATACGATAAGTTAATGCCAATGTTTCTTGCAGAGGACATGGAAAGGCGTTTTCCAATTGCAGTAAACCATTTGCCAGATGGAAAGCCAGAGGATTGGAACTACAGAATTATGATCCCATCCATGTTCGCCATGATAAAATTCAATCACGAGAAAATCAATGAACTCAAATCCGAAAATGAAGAATTAAAATCGGAATTAAAAAGCATTAAAGAAGAACTTGCAGAAATCAAAAAAATTTTAAGCAAATCGGTATAAAGAGGGTGAGAAATCATCCTCTTTTTTAGTAGATCAAACATCAAAACCAATAATTAAAGGAGGGCAACAACATGCCAAAATGGACTGAATACACATCAAAAAATACGTTAGCGGATAATGACGAAGTAATGTTGTATGACGCAACTGCGAGAGCGAATAAACGTGGACTAATGAGCAAGTTTTGGGATTATGTCGTCGATAAAATGGCAACGGCTGTTATCTCGAAATTGGAGACAAATAATAAGACAATTATCGGGGCAATCAATGCACTAAATAGTGAGACCAAAAAATACATTAGCAGAGCTGAATATATAAAAACCGAAAATAATCGTACTCTATATCGTATTGCACCAATCGTTTCAGATATTAGCGTATTGTGCATTAATAGAACTGGGCTTTATCTTATAACTCTCGGACAAACTGGTGGAGTATTTAATAATGCATCAGTAAAAAAAATATATGAAGGTGGAAATGATGCCAAAATTCAAATTGGTGAGAATAGAAAAAGTATAATTTTTGAATGTGATACATATTCCAATCCTATTTTTATTAGTGTTTTTAAATAACCTTGTATAATTATTATTTTAGTAAAGTAATCGTCAGATTGTCGCCTGATGATAATACCATTCCATGAAGCCATTCAAGAGATTTGCTTTTAAATGTGACTGTTTTAAAATCTGTAGAAACAGATATTAACAGATCATTGTCTTGGAATGAGTGGAAAAAGCTTGTTTCTTAATACAAAATCTTTTTACACGATACCCAATTATTACTTGACTTATAGGCTACAGTGATTTGATTAGTATTAGCAAAAATTGCGCAAGCGTCAGAGCCGTATGTAGAAGGTAAAAAAATTCCAAAAGACCATGCTGGAATTTTCTCACCAGTATTTCCCACGTTAACACTTGTTCCTCCAACACTTAATAATTTTGCCTTAGTTCCATCCGGCATTTGCGTAATTCTCTCGGCAATATTGGGAAGCGAGTCACTATAGAGTTTATTGGAGAGATAAGAAAAAAATAACAAAACACTACCAAACATAAAATGAATATGCTATAATCAGCATATCAAAATCGGAACAACAAAAAGGGAGCTGAGTTCCCGACTACCAATCAAAAAACTCAGCTCCAAGCACCACAAAGGGTACAGTATTATTATAGCACAGTACTCTCCCTTTGTGAACCCAAAAGGAGGGTATTTTTTATGGAAAACTTTGCAAACGAATTTGTAAGTAAGTTGGATGGAAAGATTTCAGATGAAGCACTTAGGACAGTATTACAGGAATTGCAAGTGTTTGCATCTAACTACGATATCAACCAGAGAGAAACGCATGTGGTTCCGTATCAAAGCAATGTCCCAGATTGCTACAGGGTTTACATGGTGGCAAAAAAGATTGAGGGCATGTCTCCAGAATCCATGAAAACATACAATTTTTATCTCACAGATTTTTTTGAACACATTAACCGACCATTCGAACAGGTTACAACAAATGATATACGGATTTATCTGTACGAAACTCAGAAACGAACAGGGATCAGCAATCGAACACTGGATGGAAAACGGCTTGTTATAAACACCTTTATGGATTGGTGTTGGAAAGAGGGGTATATTCCAAACAATCCATGCGCAAGCATTAAGCCCATTAAATTTGAGGAAAAGCCAAGAGAGCCACTTAGCAACATGGAGCTTGAAATAGTGCGCGATGCTTGCGAAAATTACAGAGATAAAGCGATGATTGAGCTTTTCTACAGTACAGGATGCCGCTTATCCGAAATGGTAAATTTAAAAATTAGTGATATTGATTTCACTTCCAAAGAGGTTCATTTGTTCGGAAAAGGAAGTAAGCACCGAACATCTTATCTGAACGCAAAAGCGGAATATATGTTAAAAAAATACTTTGAATTGGAACGCCCAAAAGAATCAATATCGGATTCTGTATTTGTGATATTCCGAAAGCCTTATAATGAAATGCACAAAGAATCAATATATGCGAGAGTAAAGGCTATTCAAAAGCGTTCCGGAATCGAAAGAAGCCTGTTTCCGCACTTGCTTAGACACACAATGGCAACAGATGCCTTAAATAGAGGAATGAACGTTGCCGAAGTAAAAGAAATATTAGGACACGAAAAACTTGATACCACAATGATTTACGCTAAAATCAGCCATGATTCTGTGAAATTTAATCATGGTAGGTATATTGTATAAAGAGTTTATGCTAAAGAGCATCCCATTTGGGGTGCTTTTTATTATGCACTTTTTTAACCTCAATAATGAAAGGAGACCACACATGAATATTAATACATCATTAATCAGCAACAACAACAGTTACGCCGGACAGACACCTCTGTATATTGTCATCCACAATACGGATAATACCGCAGCTACAGCAGATGCCAAAGCACACGCCACTGCACAGCATAATGGCAATTTTCATGGCTATTCAGCCCATGTATTCGTGGACGATAAGTCAGCATACCAAGCCTTGCCGTACAATCGTGGAGCATGGCATGTTGGGGTAGATTACGGCGGTAAGCTTTTTGGAACTGTAAACAATCACAACTCTATTGGAATTGAAATGTGCATGAATGCTGGCTATAACTACGAAAAGGCATTCCAAAATACCGTTGATGTATGTAAGCAATTGATGAAAAAGTACAATATCCCGGCATTCCGAGTAGTGCAGCATTACGATGTGTGCGCTAAGAATTGCCCTTCTGTAATCCGTGGAAAAGGTGACTGGGATAGATTTAAGAAGCTCATTTCTGGTGAAAGTGTGACAGTGCCAACCACAAAGCCGACAGCAAAAGTTGACAAGTATTACCGCATCCGTAAGACTTGGAAGGATTCCAAGAGCCAGATCGGGGCTTACAAGTCACTGGAAAATGCTAAGAAGGCTTGTAAGGCCGGTTACTCTGTTTTTGATTGGAACGGAAAAGCAGTGTATTCCGTAACAGCAAAGAAAAGTATAGTACAGGTTGCAAAAGAAGTAATCAATGGCGAATGGGGAAATGGACAAGATAGACGTGACCGCCTGGAAGCTGCTGGCTACAACTACGCAGAAGTGCAAAAAAAAGTCAATGAATTGCTGAAATAATAATACTCCCGGGGTTTTCCCGGGAGCTACTTAAATGTTGTATATTCTTCAAATTTGTTTCTTATTTTCGCAAAGTCTTTTCTTCTGATAGGCACAGTATTCCCAGAAAACATAAGGAACGAAGTGTTTATTTCTTTTACCTCATCCATGTTTATTATGTAGCTCTGGTGACACCTCAAGAATCTGGAATCCAGTAATTCTTCAATATCCGATAGTTTACATCGTTCCGTATAAATTATACCACAAGTGCAGTGAATAATAATGTATTTGTTTCGGCTCTCAATATATTCTATATTTTGAAATTCCACCCGATGAATAAAGTCTTTTCCTTTTATCATAAGAGTGCTTTTACTGATATGTTCCAGAGCATGATTGAAAGCAGTATACATTCTGCCATTTTCAGAGCCTTTTATGATATAGTGTACCGGGAGTATATCAAGAGCTTCAAAAACATACTCTTTGTGAGCAGTCCAGAAAATAATGTTTCCATCATATCCATTTAATCTCAATTCCCTTGCGACTTCAATTCCGTTTTCTTCTTTTAAAACAATATCCAAAACTACAATATCATACCACTCGCCATCTGCCACATCATCAATAAGTGGCTGTCCTTTATCATACGGAGTAATCAATGCTTTTATATCACCATTTCGTTTGAGAAAATTATTAATCCGATGCATAAATATACCAATCTGGATTTCGTTATCATCACATATTGCAATTCGCATTCAAATCATCCCTTTTCATGTAAAATTCGCCACCAGAGGTGCTAATTTCGCCATTTTCTGTGTAATTGTATATTTTTTGATACAATGTTATTGTAATACATTAAGATGATAGTGTAAAGGGGATGGATTCATGGAGAAACATAAAAAAATCATAATTGTGTTTATACTGATATTCGTGCATGTGCTCTTGATTCAATATGTTTACTTCTGCCCGGAGCATAGTATTATCTTTGGGAGGGGTAAAACTATCGCAATTGCAAAAGCAGAGGTAAAACAGGTTGGCCATGAGCGCTATAAATCCCTCGCTGACAAGCATCCAGCCCCTTTATTTCTATCTATTATTATTACGATTTGGAAAAGCAAAAATCACAATATTTACACAAAAAAACTTATAATTCATAGAAAAATCAGAATAAATCAGTTTGCCAGGAAAGATTTAAGCGGAAACAATTCTATCCCAGTATATGGTTATAAAAACATGATATAATTTAATAAATGAGAACAAATGTTTGGAATATTGGGAGGGATTTACGTGGATTACAAGAAAGAAATTATTGAGATGATAGAAAAATGCACGAATAATCATTGGATAGAAGTGATTTATGTATTTGTGAAAAAGTTAATTGGATAGTGTAAAAAAGACAAGGGTTTGCGCATTACCCTTGTCTTTTCTTTTACTTATCAGAAATCATGTCAATTAGTTTTTCTAAGTTGTCCCAACCATCATCATCCAATCTGGCTAACGCAGACACGAGACGATGCCTAAAAGAATCTTCTCCAGATTTCATTACGTCTGCAAGCATGGCAGAAATTTGCTTGTCTTTAATCCCAGGTGTAAACATTTCGCCATTACCAGTACGAATCCATTCTTCGTTGACATCAAATTCCCTACATATAGATTTGATAACTGCATCAGTTGGAGTTCTAAGACCAGTTTCGTAATTAGTAACAGTATTGCCTTTCACTCCAATTATTTCTCCGAATGCTGTTTGTGTAAGATTTTTTGATTTGCGCACTTGCTTAATCCTATCTTTCATTTTTTTCACCTCCTGATGATAATATATCACAAAAAAACTCACAAAGTCAATATTTACTGTTGACATCTAACTCGCAACGTGATATTATAAACTCACGAAGTCAAGGAAGGGGGCGAGCCAAAGTGTTGAATAACTTAAAAAAAGCTCTTGATGATAAAGGAATTACAATCAGAGCGTTTGCAAAGGTTCTTGGTGTTGATGAAAGGACTATTCAGAACAAGATAAAGGGGAAAACACCTTTTACGTATCCAGAAGCAGTCCTTTCTAAAAAGGAACTTTTCCCAGAATATGATCTGGAATATCTGTTTAAAGAAGAATAGCAAAAAACTGACAGGAGTGCTGTCCTATCAGTTCTTGCCTAAATTTGTTTACCTTATGTGTTTTGCAGACTGAACGTACTTGTTCAGTCACATAAGCAGCACCAAATGTTTCTTGAAACACTTCGCCACTTACGCAGTTTTAGTTCTGCGATTGAGTAAAAAAAGATTAGCTGCCCATTAGTTGGCGAATGTAGGAATTTTACCTATAAAAGTAAAATTGCTTAACGGTCTTTGGTAACGCAGTTTACTCTGCTTGCAACCTACAATAAGGAACAGGGCAAATTCAAAAGTTGGGTCAAAGCAAACAACTCCTTTCATTGCCCATTATCTGGGTATGAAAGAATTTTAACACATAGGAAAAATATTTTCAACACAAAATGAAATTGAAAATCAGATTAAGAAAGGAGTGATAAACACGAACCAGTTAGTACATATTGGAAATTCGGATATCTCAATAAAAGAGTATAACGGTCAGCGAGTGGTTACATTCAAAGATATTGATGCAGTTCACGGAAGACCAGACGGAACGGCAAGCAGAAATTTCAGAACAAACAGAGAGCGCTTTATTGAGAGCGAAGATTTCTTCCGAGTAAGCGCCGACGAAATTCGTCGTACCAAAATTTTTGACATTCCAGACAAGGCAACTTCTGATTATGCGCTTATTACAGAACAGGGATATCTAATGTTAGTAAAGTCTTTCACAGACGATTTAGCATGGGATGTTCAGAGACAGCTTGTAAATGGGTACTTTAAAACCAAAGAAACTGTAAAAAGGGCATTGTCACCAGAACTTCAAATGTTACAGGGACTACTTTCACAAATGGTAGAGAAAGAACTTGCCGACAAAGAAAGAGACAGGCAGATTTTAATTGCCAAAGAAACCGCAGATAAAGCTGTTGCAACTACAGAGAACATCAAAGAAGCGGTTAAGCCTGTATTTGATAACTGGCGTTCAGAAATTAATTCTAAATTCAATCGCATACAAAAAGGTGCCGGAGCAGAGTTTAAAATGCTTAGAACAGAAATGTACGCAGAATTGGAACGCCGGGCTGGATGTGATCTGAATACAAGATTAAGAAATAAGCGAAAACGCATGGCTGAAAATGGTTGCACCAAAACAGAAATTAATTCACTAAACAAAATGGACGTCATCGATGACGATAAAAAGCTGCGAGAGATTTTCTCCAAAATTGTAACTGAATACGAAATTAAATATTGTGCGTAGAAGAAAGGAAGTGAAATAGATAATGTCAGAAAAAGAAAAAAAAATCGTAGAAAAGCTGAAAGAAGCAATTCCTAAGATGTCGGAATTTGATAAAGGCTACATTCTTGGGAAAGTGGAAAGTTTTTCTGATAACAGTCTGGAACAAAAAACAGATAAAAAAGAAACTGTTGATTTAGAACAGAAAGGAGATTAATGAAAACATCAAAAATCGAAATCCGGCAAGTAAATGGCGAATGTGGAATCTTCACAGAAATCATTATAGATGGTCACAAACTCGAAGGTGTAAGGAGTTTTGAGTTGAAACAGGGAGTTGGAGATTCAGAACCTATTCTTTCCATTGATCTGAATGCTTTAAATTTATCCACGGACTTGCAGATGTTGCAGGTGAACCAGAAAGGTATCGGGGAAATTGAGGGAATCAAGTTTAAAGATTCACCAAGGATGCTGAAATTTCAAACAGAATAGGCTCCCATATCTCAGAGAGCCAAACAGAATTATTTTGAAGCTTTTAAAATGGAACATTGTTTCGGATTTGAACAACATCCAGTTTTGCTTGCATAATTACACTTAATTCGACCTATTGTGTAATTAGGCGTCAAATCATCCAATGATCCAGTATTAATGAGAGAAGCTTCAATGGAATAATTTTTGTTCTGCTTATCGCAGAAACCATTAAATACCAATAATCATCACCTCCCCTCTTATAGGGAGTATAACACAAGAAAGGAGGAAAATCATAGACGATTTAGTTTATCTTCGTAATGAAGAAGCTGTCTGTGATAGTTTACAGGTGGCTAAGAAATTTGGGAAAAGACATGACAAACTCATTTCCGAAATTGAAAGAATGTATTCTGATTTGATTGGAAAAGGGTGTGCTCAAAATGGTGGAGACCCCTTATTTATTAAAAGCAGTTATGTACATCCTCAAAATAAACAGACTTATCCATTTTATATAATGAATAGGGATGGATTTTCTTTACTGGTAATGGGATTTACAGGAAAAGAAGCCCTCGAATGGAAATTGCAATACATAAAAGCTTTTAACCAGATGGAGAATTTCATTCGTGAGAAATCAACCCAGGTTTGGGTTGAAACCAGAAAAGCCGGCAAACTTACCAGAAAGGCAGAAACCGATACTATTCAGAAACTTGTTGAATACGCCAAAGTACAGGGAAGCAGTCATGCAGAAATGCTTTACATGACATATTCCAAATTAGCAAACAAGATGGCGGGGATCAATAAGAGAGATGAAGCTACGGTAATGCAACTCAACAACCTGTCCTTGATGGAAAATATTATCTTACATGAAATTGATCTCGGAATCATGCAAGGAAAACATTATAAGGAAATCTACAAAGACTGCAAGAAGAGATTGGAGACAGTTAAAGATTTGGCTTATCTGGAAGCGGTTTGAGAGGAAAGCTCATAAGGAGGCGGGAAGATGACAATTATCAAATTTAAAAATGGGGAAACAATCGAAATTCCGTGCGTGTTCCAGGATGATATTGTGAAACCAGACATTAGAGATCAACTGATACGTTTGGAATGGGATGACGATGGAAAACAATATTGCTTGAAATTTAATCCAGTAGATGTGCTCTATGTAAAAGAGATTGCACATTCCTAAAGGAGATTATATCACAGAAAGGAGACTAATGAACGAATTACAGATTTTTAATTCGCCAGAGTTCGGAGATATTCGGACAATAACTATTGATAATGAACCTTGGTTTTGCATGATTGATATATGCAAAGCATTAGAAATTTCAAATCCGAGCCAGGCAAAGACAAGGTTAAATGCAGATGGGGTCATTACAAATGAGGTCATTGATGGTATCGGGAGAAAGCAGAATGCTAACTTTGTAAATGAACCCAATATGTATAAATTGATTTTCCAGAGCAGAAAAGAATCTGCCGAAAGGTTTACAGACTGGGTGACAAGTAAAGTTCTCCCAGAAATTCGAAAGACAGGTTCCTACAGAAAACCATTGACGGTTGCCGAACAAATTCAGATTCTTGCCCAGGGCACAGCAGATCATGAGGAAAGAATCGAAAAACTTGAAAATACAATGACAATTGACTACGGTCAGCAAAAATATCTTGGGGATCTGGTTTCGCTAGTGGTTATTGAAGCGTTGGGCGGAAAGAAATCTAATGCCTATTCAGAAATCGGAAAGAAAGTATTCGCAGAATGTAATCGAGATGTGAAATCTTATTTCGGTGTAAACGCAAGAAACAACATTCCAAAATTAAGATATGAGGAAGCTGTGAAGTACATCAAGGGATGGCAACCGTGTACAAATACAAAAATGCAGATTCGCGATTGCAATTATGATATTAATTCAGAAAGAAAATGAGGGTAAAACAGTGAAAGATATTAAAAGCTACGAATTTTATGGAGATAATCCAGAAATTTTTCATTCTCTTGTAGGTTTTGAAATTGCAGATATTTTGTTCACACATACCAAAGAAGAAAATGAGAATGTAGTTGTTGTGAAGTGTGCAAATAAGCAACATGTTGAAATTGATCTTCTCTTTAAAGAAGATGGAATATTTGTTACTGAACCATTTGCGGTGGATGAAGATCTTACAATTATTGAATAGGGGAGGTGAACAAAGAATGTTAGCAGATGATTACGTTGCTGAAAGGTTATCCGATTATGATTCCAAAATATATCAGTTATATCGCCACAAAAACGGACAGAAGGCAAGCGACCTTGTAGAAAAAGTAAAAAACGAAATTGCCGAATGCGGTCTGTCCGCCACTGAAGCGAAAGGCTTTTTAGAGTACATGAAGATTGTTATTGACGCTCAGTCACATCTTCCCATTCAGAAATAACGGAAGTTTTTATTGTTTCTGCTCCGGGAACATTGCCATCATCAATCTCATTTGCGGCATGAAGCATTGAAATTATTTTATGAGAATAAGGATGTTCCTTTCCGCAATTCGGGCACACAACCTTGTCTGTACTTATTCTTTCACTTATATAGTAATCACAATGACAAGTACAGGAAACTTTTAATTTGAGAAACATTTTAACACACCTCCTTTCTGAACACATTATACCATTCAGAGGGAGATAATAAAAGAAAATAGGGAGGAAAAACAATGATTAAATTTGAAAACGGCTTAGTTAATATTTCTGGTAAAGGGATTGATATTCTTTCAGAGTATGCAGTTATCACCCATGAAATTAAAGAGATGTTCGTAAAAAATGGTGGAGAAGAGAAAGACGTAAAAGAGCAGCTTAGACATTCTTTCGAGCATGGTCTTATGAATGAGGAAGAATTTGACAAAGAAATCAAGGAAAAGTTCAAACAGGTAGATGCAATTATTCAGATTGTTTCGCTTCTGGAAGAAATGCTTAAAACATTTGGAGCAAAAGATAAGGAGGACTAATCATGGGAGAAACCAAAAGCACAGATTATATTCCAGAGAACGCCAATGAGGAATACGCACTTCTGGTTGGAAGGTTAAAGGCATTTGAAGCTTGGGCGAATAGCGTGAACGATTATGATTTCACAAAGAAAATGGCATTTAGAATGCTTGGGCTTGATGCAGAAAAATCAAAGGAGGAAAAGAAAGAATGAAATGCTTTAAAGGCTTTGACAAAGATTTAAAGTGTAGAGATTTCCAGTATGAAATTGGAAAAGAATACACAGAAGAAAAAGCAGACATTTGTAATTGTGGATTCCATGCTTGCGAATTTCCGATGGATGTATTCAGTTATTATCCACCTTCAGATTCCAGATATTGTGAAGTTGAGCTTGAAGAGAATGGCCAGAAATCATCTGATGATAGCAAGAGAGTTGGAAAGAAAATTTCCGTAAAAGCAGAAATTGGAATTGCCGGAATTATAAAAGCTGGCGTTGAATATATAAAAGAGCAAGTTGATTGGGAAGATGATAAGGCAACCAATACCGGAGATTATTCAGCGGCAACCAATACCGGATATTATTCAGCGGCAACCAATACCGGAGATCGGTCAGCAGCAACCAATACCGGATATCAGTCAGCGGCAACCAATACCGGAGATTATTCAGCGGCAACCAATACCGGATATCAGTCAGCAGCAACCAATACCGGAGATTGGTCAGCAGCAACC